ATTGTGTTTTACTTCCGAAATCTCGAACGAAGGCTTATTAACCTTCTTAACGAGCCATTGCGGAATACCATTGATAGTCATCAACCATCGATGTTGTCTTTTGGGTGTTAATTGTGGATCAAACCAAAAACTACTCATTCACTTTTCCTCCATACCTTAAATAGTAAGTCATCTTAAAACTCACTGTTTTTTAATCCGCAAAGGCCGCCCCGTCATTCGTGATAGTGAAGTCAAGTGCGATGAATTCTATTGCCTTAGTCGGCTTCAAGAAAATCTTTGCATACATGATGTTGCGATCGACCAAGGCCGGCGTAGTCGTCGTCTCGTCGAGAACAACCTTGTAAGCATCCAAGCCAAATCTTGCCTTAACGCTTCTCAAGAAGGGCATAACAAGACTTAGGAATCGGCTCCAAGTTGCCTGCACGTTCTGGTCAAAGAGAACCTGCGTAGCCATTCTAGAAACCTCTTTCTTGACATAAATCATTAACCGTCGAACGTTGATTCTGTCAAGAGCAGACGGCGTCGTCTGAAGGGTCTTTTGGCCAAAGATTACGATACCCTCTGCTGGGAACGTGGCAATCGGGTTGATGTTGGCAGCATAAAGCGTGTCCCTATCAGATGCAGTCAATCGATCCGCAACATTAACAACCGGAACACCGGCAGCACCATCAGTCAAACCACCTCTTCTAAAGCCTGCCGGCGCAAACCAAAGTTCGCTTCTCCTCTCAGAACTAGCAAACGTGCCCAGTGCGGCAATAGAGGGTGGTGCCCAGATGAAGTTACCACCTTGAGGATCTCGAATCAAGACCCATGGGTAATATGCGCAACCGTAGCTGCTGTTAAGGGCCCGGGCCTCCAGGTTGTTAACTACGGCAGCTACCGTGCCCTTTCTGTTTTCAACAGAATTCGAATTCTGTGCGGAAGGCGTATAATCCCCTTCCAAATCAACAATTGCTAGGGCATCGCCTCGATCCTCACACACATTAATCATGTGAGAAGTTAGCCCAGAATCAACAATACCGGGGGCAACCATTAAGTTGTATTCAGCAACTTCGGGATCCGCAATTGCGTCGATGGCCCTCTTCACCGAGTTGAATGCATAGTTATAATACTCGCGGGGGCTACTGGTCGAATTCGTACCAATAGTTCTATTATTGAAGGGTTCTTTCTCAGTAATATCGAGCCCGTCAAAACCACCGTGAAGGTCCAGCGTGAATCTATCAAGCCCCTTCTTCAAGAGGACATCATAAGAGCCCGTGGTTGCTCCCGTTGGGATATCAGCCGCAGTTGCGACACCTCTATAGGAAGTGCCGTCCTGTCGAGAACCAGACAGGTAGTGGAAAGAACTAGAAAGGTTACCTGCAGTTCCAAGAGCCACAATGTCATCTAATGTAAAGTAATATGAATACTCAGTCTCTGTGCCAACAGCAACGTCTCCTGTTGTGGCGCTGGGCAGCTTTCCTCCTAACATTCGAACGGCGTCTCTATAGCTCGGATCAAAAGCCGTGCTATCTCTCTTTGACGTCGTAACACCCCAGTAAGTATTCTTCAAGCTGGGGGGGTTGCCATCCGAACCGGATGTTCTAAGCAACGGAGCAGGGAATAAGAATGTGTTAAATCCACCTGCGCCGGCTGCCGTGTGAGTGACGCTCTGGAGACGCCCAACGGCGAGGTCAGCCGACTCTGCGATGGCGCCGACGTAGGTCTGGGCTGCCGGGAAAGCATAGGCACCAGTCACAAACGTGGTAGCGGCGGTGGCGCTGGTGGTCGACGCGACGAACGTACCAGAGGCAGCGTCGCTAGACGAACTAACTGCGAACCTCGTATATCTCGGCTTACCAAAGAAGCCAAACGGAAGATGCTCCGCATTGCCGCCGCCGGCGTCGAGATCTAGGTTCATCTCCACACGAATATATGCGGAAACATTCGGATAAGTACCATAGTGCCTATATGTCCGAGTAATATCATCCCACACCGAATAAGTATCACCAATCTTTCTTGCTACATAGTTTGCAGAGTTCGGGTTAAGGTTGCAACCAGAATATCTTTCAATAACCCGGGGAGCGTTATCGCTGTCTTGTGCTTTCCGAACAACAACGGTGAATGTACCATATGGATCACTGGTGCTGGTTGATTTCTTAATATCTTGAATAGATATCTTAAGATTTGCCTGCTCCCACTCGCCACTGTGAAGACCTTGAACTCTAAACAGCTTCTGCATGTCTCCTGGTTGAAAGGCACTAGTGCTTGGATTTAAATCCTGACAGATGACCCACCCGGTTCTAGCATTAACGGCACTAACCTTGTGGTCAGCAGCGTGATAGGTGGATCCTTTGCTCAGGGGTGCGATAAATGCATTCTGTTCGCCGGCGACGGTGCCGGTAACATAGCGCGCCACCATTCCTTCATAAGATTCGCCAAGCCAGTAAGTTGCGGCGGTACCGTCAGTAGTGTTACTATTCGTTAGCGTTGGGTTGGTATTTAATACCTTTCTAATGAAGTTCGGAGAAGCTTCGTTAAAATTAATCCTATGTGTCGATTGGACGCCGGCAGAAGTTGTAATGTTCAGAATAAACTCTTTGGCGGCGTTGTCAGATTTTATATATGTCGCGCCTGCAGCGACGCCGGCCGTGCCGGCTGCCGTTGTTCCCGACAGATGAAAGGTTGTGCCGGCGTTAGCATAAAGGACCGCCGCCAAGACACCGTAACCATCATCACCAAATACAGTAGCTACGCTCCCACTGTCGACAACAAAGAGTCCATGGGCGCCGCCGTTAGATCCAATGGTTGCGCTCGGATCACTATCCGTAGTGTCCCAACCGGCCTTGCCGGTGGATGTGGTGGTGGTGTGTTGGTGGCCCAAAAGCCTCACAATGGTCGCTGCATTGTTGTTTCTCAACCAAGCTTGTGCAGCATATGCAGCATATGTCGGAGCAGTAGTGTTGCCGTCTCTCGAAACATCGGTACCTGCACCGCCGGCAATCGGGTTTCCAAAAATCTCAATAAATTCGGAAAAAGAACTGACCCTTACAGGACGCATAGCTGGTCCTCGCTCGGTTCTTCCTATAATAACTGGTCCGATGTCTCCCGGGGTTCTTGTTAACTGCGAATTATCAATCTCGTTGATAAAAATTCCAGGTGATACAAAATTAAACTTTCTTTCTGACATTTGGTGATATCTCCTTTATAATCAATAAATGATTTCTTTAATAAATAGTATATTAGAATCTCAAAAGGAATTTCATTCCTTATAAAATCCCCTCTTGTCAATATGTTCTGGAATGTCGCCCATGATGACTCGCTCACGGGGAATCTTAACCTCGACGGCGTTTTCTCGAATAACCACTTTGGGTTGTTCTGAATTGTTGGCTTCACCCATGATATATCCCAAAACTTTGATGTCTATCTTTGTTTCGTATTTTCGATGCTCGGCCTCCATGGAAGCAACGTTGTTATCCAGCCCAATATCCCCCTGAATGTGTGATTCATATCTATGACCATCATGGTTAATAACAAAATAATTAATCCCATCTGTTTTTGTTACAAACGGGGTCACCAAATCGTTCATTTGCTGCTGGTATTCCGTTTTTATCATAATTGAATAAGTCATGTCCAAATAAACCGGTATTGGCATCGTTATTGTTTCATAGACAATCTTTTTATTTGGTATTACTCTCCCGAGCGAGTCGCGTTTTGGAGAATTAATTTGCTTGTTACCAACGGCACCGCCGGCGAGCCTCTGTGAATCTGCATTTGCAAAGTTAGCAGTCTTGTCTTGTTTAATTCTCCTTGCAACAGTCACCGAGCCACCTTTTGCATCATTGATCCGTTGTATGTTTCCCCAAACAGAGCCTTTTTTGGTAAGATCTTTGACCACACCCGTCCTGTCAATGATAATTCGTGGTAAAATTAGCGTCCCGTCGCGGTCTCTTAGTTTGTGATCTTCCCTAGATTGAATTGCGCGCTCAGCAGTCGCCCAGATAACCGGGGTTTTCTTCCACCCATCGTTCGTTTTCGTATGAAGATCCATCTCTTCATTAAGCCAGTTGTAGATAGCATAATCAACTGTCTCTAAAGTCGAAGGCATGAATAGTATTTCTTTTAAAACGTCATGTGGCATCAAACAACCCCTTACGTGCTCGGATACATTTCGCTGATATTTCCATTTTGTGGCTTATTTGACCAAAGATCTGCTTTGGTTCATTTAAAGTTACAATTTCATAATAATAAGAACCATAAAGGACAAAATCACCCTCTCTCACAAATAAGTCTTGGTCCTCGGTCAATCTCTTCTTGTGGAAATGAACCGTGATGCTGGATCTTTTGTCGATACCAGCGCTGGTGTTTGTTGTTTCTTGTCCTTCCCAATCAACAAGGGCATAAACCCTAACCGGTGGTAAAAACGTTTTCTCTATTGCCTCACCATAAAGCGAATGAAAGTTCGTATGATCGAGACTTATCGGATAATAGAGGACTTGTTGGCCAATAACTCGCTCGATAAGCTCATCATTAACCTGCTTAACAAGGTTCCTCTCTTTTTCTCCCACAAACAAAGGCGGGGGGGGATTTGCTGGTTGGGACCATTTATTATCAGCCATCTTTTATTACCCCACATATATCCCGCCAGGAATTGACGAGTTGGTTTTATTAACATTCTCAGACAACGCGGCTTCTTGCTCCGCAAGCTTGCCATACACCATTTCATCAAGTACAGTCTTGAGTTCCTCTCGAAGTTTCTCCTGTTCTTCTTTTCCCTGTGAGAGCAATTCGGAATGATTTAGTGTGACTGATTCTCCTGGTATTGGTATTGTAGAGAACTTGCCCCTAACTTGTCCCAACATTTCTTTCGTTAAAGCCAGAGCGAATCTGCGAATCCATTGTTTTCCAATTGAATTAATATGCTTATAGGGGAGGTTCTCGAATGGAAGTGTGTTGATGTTATTAACACCTTCGGTAGTATCCTTGAACTCTGTCCTGGTGGTCCATGGATCTTCATCAACCGTGAACTCAACCCACATCTTTGTCGGATGAGATTTCGTAGCTGAAGGGAAAATCCTTAACCTATTGTTCTTGATCTCGTAAGAATAATGAGAAGTCCTGGACCACAGATTATCTTCAAAAGCCATGGCTTGAAGTTTGTTCTGCCATGCCGGCACCAATTCAAAACTCGAATCATCAGCAAACTGACCATATTGATGAAGATTTCCAACAGTGTTTAAGCCACCGTAATACCCATAGAACCTCCACATGGCGTGTGGGGTTTTATAATATACCTTTCTAATTGTAACTCTCTTGTCTCCAACTTTATCATAATAAGGATAAGAACTATTGTCACTATCAACAGCAGAAGAAGATATTATCGTCTGTAAATCATAATCTTGTTTATTTACACTAGTGCTGAAAGAGGCTGAATATATTGGTTGCTGCCCTCCGATCCCCGTTTCTGTCGAAGTGGCATCCCCGACGCGCTGGGCATACCCAAACTTGAACCTGGGGAATCTTAAAGCAATATTGCTTCCAGAAAGAGAGTCCCCAGACAACAACTGCCCTTTGTTATCAAAAGAGCCAGTAGTTCTTCCAAGTAAGTTATCTAAGACATTTTTTGCCTGGTGTGTGTTGATGAGGTATGAATACTCTAAAACCGCCTCTTCATAAGCTGCATAAACATTCTGAGACTTGAGTTCTATGTCTAATACATCACCGCCAAGCTTCCTATATGTATAGGAAACCTGCTCAACTGCACCAGCGACAAAATTGGAGTCTTCTAGCACACCGTTGGTGGCATAATATCCGAATGGTAAGTTTGTCGAAGTTACATCGCCAGTAGTGCCTGTGGCCGGCAATATGACTGTACTGGTCTGGCTTGAAGGTGTAAGGGTGGGGACCGCCATTAGATTATATCTCCTCGGATATAATTAGTTAGTGGCGGCGTAAAACTACTTATCTTTCTTTACTGTAGTTCTTTTGGAACGCTTCGTGGTTGGCTTCCGCTCCTTCACGACAGGCTCAGGGGCAACGACGACAGGCTCAGGGGCAACGACGACAGGCTCAGGGGCAACGACGACAGGCTCAGGGGCCGTTTGGGCCTCTCTCTTTTTCCTTAAGAACATCTTCTTTCTCTTC